CCAGAACAAAAGAACTGGATAGAAGACTTCGTGACTAGTCTAGATGACAAAGTATCACTCAATCAACAAACAGTACTCGTGGAGAACCTACGGGTTGTCTTTGAACGTTATGCTAAAGATAAGAAGCCTTGGGGCGATTTAACTTCTGTTATTCGTGCTGAATACCGCTTTGCTGTACAGAACACCTCTCGCCTCCTAGACACACGCTCTAGAGACAAAAGTAAGCTCTTCATGTCCTACCTATCGGGTAAGGCAGACGAGTCACCACGGGTACAGCTTATGGGCAAGTACTATAGCTTTGACGAGATAAGGTCCACGGCTCTACAAGACAAGCGCTATTCAGATTCTTGGGATAAGGTCTACGCTGGTAAACTAGCTGACAAGCTATACTACCAAGGGAGAGCGCCCTTAAGAACCTACTTCCTCGGACTTACAGATAAGTATGTTGATATTAAAAAGACAAAAGAGAAGATACTGAATACTATTATACCTATGCGTAAACAGTATTTAGACTTTAAAAAGAAGTGGGGAGAACCCTCTGACTCTTGGTGGACATCCCACAAAAGAAGTTATTCAGAGGCTTACCGCAAGCTTATTGATTTAGAGTTCATCCACAAGAATGCTCTAGACAAATTTAAGAAAAACCAGACCAGACACCAGCAAATTCTAGCTAAAGCAGTTAGATTGGTTTCTGAAGGAAAATCTACAGACTATGATAGCCTAGCTATTAGTATTGGTGAAAAACTAAAGGAAGACTTAAACGATATAGTTCCTGGATTTACATCAACACTTAAGAACAAACACAAGGAAGGCTCTAAGATACTCAACTACATGAAGGAACAAGGACTCATTAAGGTAAACCTGAGAGGGGTTACTAGACGTGGTGTTTATGACGTGGAAACAGGTCGTGCTTCTTCGGGTTGGGGTGATACTATCTCTCGTGAGGTTACAGTAGTAGACAAGTCTATGCTAGGGCTGCAAGAGGCTAACCGTAGGTTATACATTGGCAGACGGATAGGTACCACTACTCCTAGAGACCAACTACACGTTAGAGCAGGTAAAAAGACCTTCTTTGACGCCAGAGGTAACGACACAGGAATACCTATTATTAGTGCCGATAAGTTCCCTGACTATGATGCTAAACAAATTGACAGAGACATGGCTAACATGATGAATCACGTTTCTAACGTTGAATATGAAGTGGACAATGCGTTCTCAGGCTTCATGGATGACGTTGTTCGATTCAGAGACCCTCGTGGTAATGTTGCTAAGTACGATGACATGAATTACTTCCGTAAAGAAATCCTTCAACGGGGTGAGGCGGGTTATGGTCTCATGTCTACAGTTAAGTGGCATAGACAAAGGAACAAGCCCTTTAAGACAGGCGTCCTTATTGACTCTCGTGGTCGTGTTTATCATACTGGTTATCTTACACCAACAGGTGGTGAGATGGTTAGACCGTTCTTAAATTCACACAGAGCTATAAACTTTGATATGGATGCTTATGACGAGTTAAAGACCCAGATTGGTTCCATGCTTGGAATTGATACTGAGATTCTTACTAAGGCTGGAAGACACACTGCTTTCGAAAGAAACAAAGCAGAACTCTTAAAGCTTGGAGAGTTAATCTCTTCTCCAACACAAAGAGACAGAAGAATTAGGGAGTTCCTAGAACATCCCCTCATTCAACACGCTGGTGACGAAGCTGCGGAGATACCCAAGATTGCTAGAATGGCTCTTGAACTCCACAGACTAGATAAACACCTTGGTGGTAACTATAATGATGTTGACTTGATGCGTTCATTCAAGACAAAACTTATGGTTGAGAATGATGCTAGTTCGTCTGGTGCTCAAATTATTGGACTTAGTACTCGTAATAGAGAAATATCAGAGCTATCAAATGTTCTTCAGACTAAACAAAAGCAAAGACTCTATGACGTTATTGCACAACGTACTATTGATGACCCTGACTTTAGGAAGATTGCCTCTCTCAGAGAAGCTGGTCTTACTTGGAGAGACTTAACAAAGGGCGCAAAGAACCAGAACATGGTAACTTTCTATGGTGCAGGTGAGGCTACAAAGACAGCCAACGTTGCTAAAGGTGTTGCTAAAGTTTTAGACAAGAAAGGCTACTATTCAGTAACTAAAGATACTCTTGCCGAAAGGTTAAGGGTTATTGACAACCAAATAAAACAATCCGATAAGATTGGTACCTTCGGCGTATCAGCGGATTTAAAATCGTTTAGAACAGAACTCATAGAAGTGGTTAACAGCGGGATACCAGTATCTCGTAAAATGTTACTTGAGTCTAGGAATATTCATCCTGATGTGGAAGACTTTGTTGACAAGCTATTTAACAATCGCACAGGTATTGTAGGTCCAAAAGACTTCGAAGCTATCTCTAAAATCATGTCAAAGTACCTCGAATCAGAGGTTCCTGTGACTGGTGAGTTTATTAACTTCTGGAAAAAAGCCGCAAAGGTTTATGTGACCGACACTAAAAAGGTCGATATTCCTTGGGTAACTTTCGATGGTAAGGTGATGATGCAAAGATATCGTCCACCTGTCCAAACAAGAATCGATTTTACTGACCCTGTTACGGGTCGTAAGATTAGTAACATCTATCAAGACTCTGCAACAGATGGGGCAATGAAAGGCAAGGGAGACCTCGCCAGTGCGTCCATCGGGCTAGGTGTTAACGGAAACCACAGTAACGATGCTGTACTTGTACGTCTGTTCCACCTATGGGGTAGAAAGAACAAAGTGGATACTGGAACTATTCACGATGCCTTCTTTACCAATATAGGAGACGCAACGAAAGGTCGTGATGCTTTAAGGAACATCTATGCAGATGCTCTAGACGGCAATACTATACAAAAGACGCTTAAAGCAATGAAAGGCGAAGGTCTAAGCAGAAAAGCGTATAAAGAACTTCTGGAGGAAGCGCGGAAGCGTGGACTAATAGATAATCCAGATGGAATAACAAAGAAAGAAGTACTAGCCCCTATCAAAGAGGGGTATGACTGGTACGGAATCGGACCTTGATGTTGTACATCTTGTAACGATAAAGGAATAAAAGTGTCTGTGACACAATAATTAATTTTTAATCACTAGCTGTGCTAGGGAAGGATAAAACAATGAGTACTGATAATCCAGTAAACGAAGAAGTAGTAACCGAAGAAGCAGTACAAGAGCAAGAAGCTCCTGTAGTAGAAGCTTCAGAGGAACCCGTAGCGGCCCCAGAGGATGACATTGAAGCAATCGTTGAAGAACGTCTTGCTAAGATGAAAGACAACATGGACCGTATGTCTAAAGAGCGTGACGAAGCCCTAAAACTTAAAGCGGATATGGAAGCTAAATCTAAAGAAGCAACCATAACACGCATGAAAGAAGAAGGCAAAGTCCAAGAAGCGTTAGAAATGGAACTAGCGGAAGCCAAAGCTAAAATTAGTGTTTTTCAAGAAGAAACAACTAAACTTAAGCGTGACAATGTGTTGAATGACGCACTAGCACCAATGGAATTCCGCAGTGAAAAATCCCGTGAAATGGCTCGTTCAGATATCTCTACATCTCTCGTTCAAAACGAAGAAGGTGATTGGGTACACTCCTCTGGTACAACAATTCGTGATTATGTAAGTGCTTATTCACAATCTGATGAAAACTCATTCTTGTTCCGTGTTAAGGCTAACACTGGCGCAGGCAGCGGCTCTCCTGCAGGAGCGCCTTCAACCGATAGCCCGAAGTCTATCTCGGACCTATCTACAACTGAAATCCTTGCTCTTGCAGCTAAGGGAAAACTTGGTAACATAGGTTACTAATCTTTTATACCTATATTTAAGGAATAACTAAAATGGCTATTACTAACTCTGATTTTCAGAACATCGCACTTGCAATCTCGGCTTACTCAGATGAAGCGTACACAAGCGCCAAGAAACTGAACGGTACTGGTATCGTTGCAGCCGACCAACGTATCGACCTTACAGGCGAAAGCTTCATCGGTCAATTCCGCTGGTACAAACCACTCTCAGCAAACGTAAACGTTGCTTCGCTTTCAAGCGCAACTGACGGTTCATACACTTCAATCGGTACGGACGTTGCCGACTTCGTTAAGACTCTTCGTACTTTCGGTGCAGAGCAAGTTAACATGCAAGAAACTATCAGCCAACAAGACGGTCTGAGCAAAATTGCTCGTGACTTCGCTGAAGTTCGTGCACAAGACGAGCATGACGCATTGTTGTCAGTAATGAAAGGCGTTAGCCTATCAGAAGTTGCCCGTGGGGACGCTAGTGGTACTGGCAATGGTGGAATCATCGAATTTGACACAGACGTAGACGCAGACGACACAGGTATGTTCGTTGACGTAAACGCTGCTGGTCTTCACGGTGCTGCTGCAACTGGTGCATCAGATGCTCGTAAATTGTTTGATTCGTCTGCTGCTGGCGCTGCTCGCGGCGAACGCTTGTTCCGTTCTGTTGGAGCTGCTTTCAAAGACTACGAACCAGACTTCATGTACTTGGTTACTTCACCAGAAGTTATGGCCGAAATGCGTGCCGCTAACCTTATCGACGAAACACTCATCAGCGATGGCAACTTGAACTTCAACACAATTTTCGCAGGAAAATTCCGTTTGGTTCTTACACGCGCCAACCAAATGATTTCTGGCTTCACAGCTGGAGACTTGAATGCCGAATCAACTAAGTGTTCTTTCGTTGTAAAACCTGGCTCCATAGCTGGTGCAGCAATGCCTGTTCCTACTCCTGTTGAAGTTGACCGCAATGCGGCTTCTTACACTGGTGGTGGTTCAACTAACGTATGGTACCGCTGGGGATACACAATGCACCCAATGGGTTACGACTGGGCGGGTAGCACTTCTACTTTCGCTTCTAACGCAACTCTCGGTGCTGGCGGTTCTTACGCTCGTAAAATGGATGCGTTGAACTTGGGCATCTTGCCTATCTTCCACGCTTAATGAAAAAGGAGAGAACTAATGGCATTAGTACTTAATACGAACAGCTATGTTACTATAGCAGAAGCTGACGAATATTTTGTTACTCGCATTGATAGTGCCGAATGGACTGATGCAACTACAGAAGTTAAAGAACAAGCTCTTGTCACCGCTACTCAGTTAGTTGATGATAATGCTTGGATTGGCTTCGCTGTTAGTTCCTCCCAAGCTCTTGCGTGGCCTCGTAAGAACGCTGTATACTATTCTAAGAGAATGGGTACACAGATACGTATAGACGAGGTCACTACGCCTAACGAAGTCAAGGTTGCTACGTTTGAACAAGCTCTACACTTAGTGGTTAATGAAGATGTACTAGGAGGCCAGATTCAAACCTTTGAGTCTATCTCTGTCGGGTCTATCTCATTATCTGACTCTAACCAAGATGTTAAAACAATCCCCAAGAAACCTTATACATCCACAGCACACATACAAGAATTACTTGTTCGTGGTGGAGGGCGTATGGGTTCACTCTGGTGGAGGGCTAATTAATGTCTTTAAGAGCAACCGTTCTAGACGCAGTAGACAGAGCGTTTGCTGCTGCTGATGATTTAGTACTACTAGGAACCTTATCTTCTAAATCTGTTGAGACTTATGACTTCTCCACAAGAGGAGTTGTATCTACCGAATCTACTCAAACAGTAGAGGTTATTATAGAAACAACAAAAAGACCTTCAGGCAATGGCTTCACAACTACCGCTATGTTGCGGAGTGGGCCAGATTTGTCTGTTTATGACACGCTAACAGTATCGGGAAAAGTTTACAATATTGTAGATTTTACTGATGATGAATTTACTATTAGCGCCATATTGACAAGGGATATAACCTGATGTTTGATTTAGTACTAGGAGACATAGAAGGTGTTTTTGCTTCTGAAGCATTTGTTGCCTGTGGAATTCCTGCCTTTCCTGAAAACTATCAGGGTAAGAAACTAAAGGAAGATGAATACGTTACTATGCAAGTTCTGCCTACTTCAAGCAGTAACAACGCATACGGTGGTGATAAGAAGAAATTGACAGGGCTAGTCGCTGTTAAAATCTTTGTTGCCGCTGGTAATGGTCAAGGGCGTATTATGGTGGTGGGAGACTGCCTCGATACTATAATGCAAAATCAGACACTAACAGCTGGCACCCAGCTTGGAACATCATATATAAATATGGAGGGACTTGATTCCTCTAATGCGGCACTTTATAGTGCTTCTTATTTCATTCCATTTACATCATACGGAGAATAACAAATGGCTCACATCTCATCCTTGTCGGCTGGTATTTATACATACCTCGACATCCACACCATAGTCCCATTGGACGAAACAACTACTGCTGCTGAATATGCCGCTTTGTTTGTTGGCTCTGTTCCAGGAACCGCTGACGTTGCCGATGGTGACGTTTCTGGTGTCCCAGAACATTACCGCATCCCTTCAGTACGTGAATTCCCATCAATCGGTACACCTGCGAACATCGTAAACGTACCAGTTTATGGACAACCTACTTCCTCACAGGTTCAGGGTCAGGCAGATGCGCCGAACCTTGAAATCACAATCAACTACGTACCAGCCGACAGCATCGAACTTTCTTTGCTTATCGGTAAATCCGTAACCTTCCGCTTCTTGATGACAGACTCTGCCTGTACTCCAGACGAAAGCGCTTCTGCAACTCTTGACAAGAACAACACTGAGTTCTATTTCAAGGGTAAAGTTGAAGCATTGTTGGTTAATCCTGCACTTACAGACGCGACAACAGCTAACTTAACTTTGTCGATTCAGTCTGACTTCATTGGCCCAGCAACTATCGCTGCAAGCTAATACAATATATTGGGAGGCTCCTTCTGGGGTCTCTCGATTAAGGAATTATTTATGGACAAACCATTCAGTAAGTCCTTCGTTATGCGTACGACCTTTCGTCATATGCGCCGTAGCGTGGACATTAGTATTAGAAAATCATTTGAGAGATTTCAAGACTTTGACCAAGACTCCAAGACTGGTCGGGAAATCATGGAAACACTATCCTTGCTACACACAGTGAGAAAGATGTTAGATGACTTCCAAGCAACAAATCCTCAATTATTCACAGAAAAAGATAGGTTAGATTAATGAAACATTTAGTTGGTAAAGTATTAACCAAAAAAGTCTCTTTTATGGGAGAAGAAGTCGAAGTAAAACAGATGACCGTTGGTGAAATCTTACAGATGCAAAAGCTTATTGCTGCTGCTGGTAAGAGCAAAGCTGAAGACGCTCAAATTGGTTTGATTCGAGACATTGTACGTTTGACAGTCATTGGTGCTGAAGAACTTACAAACGAAGAATTCAATTCGTTCCCTATCGGTGAACTGAATACATTAACTGAAAGTATTATGGAAGTTAGCGGCCTTGGCGGTACTCCTTCGGGAAACTAACCACATCTGAAGAGACTATTTACGAAATTGCGCATGAACTCAAAATGCCTGTTTATAAACTCTTAGATGAGATGCCTTACGATGAACTCATAAAGTGGACACACTACTTTAAGAAGCGCCCCATTGGTTGGAGAGAAGACCAAAGGACGTTCATCTTACTACAAGCACAAGGCTATAAAGGAAGACCAGAAGAAGTCTTTGCTACACTTAAACAGCTTAAGGACAATATACCGCAAGAGATTAAGTCTCTACCCAAGGGTAAGTTCTTAGACATGATGATGAAAGCAAAAGGCGGGGATGACCCTAACTGGGTTCCCCCGTGGCAAGGGAGTAAATAATGGCTAAATCTGCGCCTCTAATATCTTTAGATGTTGTAAACTACAGAGCAGAACTTGCTAAGATTGAAGAAGAAGTCATGGAAATGGCTAACGCTGAAATTCAAACCAAGATGGTATATGCGGTTGCCAAGCTAAAGGTCGTGACCCCTGTTGATACAGGAGAAGCAAGACTAGGTTGGTCAGGCATACCCACTACCGAAGTAGGTGGAAACATTACGGATGGCTATATTGTCAACGAAGTCGAACATATCGAGGCGTTGAATAATGGCTCTAGTAAACAAGCACCAAGGTACTTCATTGAACAAGTACTATCGACTATAGGTTTAATAACCCCCCTCTAAATCTCGCCCTTGATGGTGTTTCCGAAATACGGAATCTTACTGTCAGGGGCATTTTTTTAAAAATAGGGAGACTCACGAATGAGTGGAGTAAAGATTAGGGTATCAGCTGACACCCGCCCAGCAGAACTATCTCTGAATAAGCTAGACCGTTCCCTTAACCGTCTAGAACAACAAGGGCAAAAGCTTGGAAAGACATTCCGAAACGTAGGTATAGCAATCACCGCTGCCTTCGGTGCAACAGTAGCGCTGAAAAGCATTACTAACGCTACTGACTCTATTACTAATCTAAACAACAAAATTGCAACAGTTACAAAAAGCACAAGAGAACAAACTCTCGTGTTTAAAGAACTTGTTGCTGTATCCAAGCGTACTAGAACGTCTATGGATGGCAACGTTACAGCCTTCCAACGTTTCTCACTCAGCTTAGAATCACTAGGAAAAAGTACACCACAAATCATCAAGTTCACTGAGACATTCGCCAAGGCGGGTGCTGTCGGCGGTGCTACTGCACAAGAAATTTCTAACTCAGCTATCCAGCTTGGTCAGGGTCTTGCTGCTGGTGCGCTACGTGGTGAAGAACTTAACTCTGTTCTAGAGAACAACGTTGTTGTTGCTCGTCTCATTGCTGAAGAATTCGGTGTGGGTGTTGGTATGCTTAAGTCGCTTGCGGCTGACGGTGAATTGACTTCCGA